CATACCTAAGTTAGAGTTTGAGGCGATATCTTCCCCCTACTACGAGTTTACGCACACAACAGCGACAGGAAACGGCTTTGCGGGGTACCACTACGCTTCTACGCCGTACACGGTAACTGGCACCGAGCATCTCGCTGGAGATCACACTGTACGCCTTGTTCTTCCTTACGAGTCAGGTACCTATACCCACGACAAATCAAACTATCTTTCAGCAGATGCAACTATCGCGTCTGGTGATGTTTCTGTCTCAATGACAGCTCACTATTGGATTCATCCGGAGGCTACCTTAACAGTCGATGGAGAATTCTACCTACACGACCCTCAGTACGTTGCAGTATACGACTAAATTGGAGAAATAAAACATGGGTAAAATAATCGTAGATCAGCTTCAACGTGCTGGTCAAACAGCATTCCAGCTACCATCTACCGACGCTTCCGGTGGCGGTCTCATACAGACTGATGGCTCCGGGAACATCTCAGTCGCTAACACACTACCATCTGGCGCGGCGACGACTGTCGAGAACATCGCGGATACCGCTGTTTCCACGGCCTCTACTGAAGCCACTAAGATGTACAACTTCACCGCAAATCCTGTAGACACCTTAGATGTCTCATGGTCTGACATCCTACCAGCGGGTAAGACGTTCTCGGGTAATGTTGCTTACATCAAGATGGAAGGCTCCGGTATTTCTGCCGCAGGAATAGGCAAATTTAGAGTCTTCGGTAAAGACGCAAGTGGAGAAATCTCTAGCGGATACTTCGGACATACCTACCACGGGAGTCACTACGGTAGCGCAAACCAAGGTGCCAGCCACAACTCAAACCAAGGGTGGTGGGAGTTTCCTGAGTACTCTACAGTAGAGAATACGGCACAAACTTACTCGGGGGGTATTTCCTTCGCTATTGAGTGGCATCCACACCTCGAAGATACGTACGGCAATCACAACGTACACATCAGTAGTACATACAAACAGAACAACCAGACGTACCCCAACGTCGAGCACCTCGGCTGGATGAACTATTCAACAAGTGTGCCTCCTGCGTCTCCTACACACGGATTTACGCTTACTAACACAGCCGCTGGGAATATTGACCGGGGATACCTCCGCGTTATCTTGGTGTACAAATAGGATTTTAGGAGTATAGAATGTCAAAAATTATTGTAGATCAAGTCCAAACACAATCAGGTACGGCGTTTACGTTGCCGTCAGCAGATCAAGTTGGGGGTGGAGTTTTACAAACTAATGGGTCTGGCGTAATTACCGCAAGTGATGTAAACGTCGACGCAAATATTGCAACTTACCTCGCAAACAACCAGAAAGTCTGGACAAAAAGCTATGACCTTTCGGCAAATAATGCCGACGGAACTACTGGGCTGTCGTTTTTATGGTCTGACGTTTTACCTACGGGTAAAACCCACACAGATATTGCTACGGTCAGAATTCAAGGCACGGGAGTATCAGGGGATACGGTGGGTCGTCTGTACTTTTACGGGAAAGGTGCAGGAGGCAACATCGAGACTGGGTACTTAGGGTACGGGTACTTTGAGTATTACGACGGGACTACGGTCACAGATACCAACGGACAGAACTCAAACGGTGGTTACTGGTACGTACCCGGTTATACCAATATGTCTAGTACTGACTATAACTATGGTAGTGGTTTGTCCTTCGATATGCTCTGGCACTTCCGTAAAGAGGGAGACTATGGCAACTACCAGATTCACTCGACGTACATGTACCAGCAAAATACTTCGTATAACCACCCCAACTTCGGGCAAATGGCGTGGGACAGTTATTCTACAAGCGCACCTCCTGCAACCGCAACGAATGGATTTTGCGTGAAGCACAGTAACGCCGCGGGGACGTTTAACCGGGGTATGATTTCGCTTCAAGTTACACTTCTTTAAATTGAAAGGCTAAACCAATGCCCAAGCTAATTGCAAACTCGATACAACTGCCTAGCGGCGAAGAATTTAAATTTCCGTCTTCACTAGGGGTTGCAAATCAATTTTTATCCTTGGGAGAAGCCGGATCGCTAGCTTTTAAAGATCTTGTTGTTTCTTCAGCAGATAATCCCCCGGTGAATTATACCCAAGGCCCGATACATCAGCTATGGTTTAACACGACTACAGGGATTCTTTTTGTAAGAGTTAGCGACACTGTAAACAATAATAAATGGATATCGGCTGACGGCTCCATTTCAGTTGGACTCCCTCGAGGCCAAAAACTTTTTGATACTCCGGGCACGTCTGCGTTCATTGTTCCTGATAATGTTACGCTGATATCTGCCGTAGCAGTCGGGGCAGGAGGCGGTGGAGGAGAAGACTGGGCAACTCACGGAGGTTCTGGAGGAGGTCTTGCGTATGCCACCTTCGCTGTTACACCGGGAGAATCGATAACTATAACAGTGCCTCCGATAACTCCACAAGGAACAAGTGGTGGCTCAACTATAATTGGTGGGTATTTCTCTGCGTCAGGGGGGACTTTTAACGGCACTCCGGCTAGTGGAAACTCAGGTAAACCCGTCGCAGGAACCGTTACTCCTTTCGGGGGCCGTGGAGGATACACGCACCCCAACGGGTACGGTGGCGGTGGGGGAGCCGGGGGCTATGGTGAAACAACGTCAGGTAATGATGCGTTTGGTGGTAATGGTGGCTACGGGTCAGGCTCAACAAACGGAAAACTAGGTGCTGGAGGAGGCGGCGGTGGCTACGGGTCATCGACATACTCATTTGGTGGCGGAGGAGGAGTAGGTCTCTACGGCCGCGGGGAATCCGGTTTAAGAGGGAATGACAATAACGGCAATAGCTTTTACACCGACGGTCGTTATGGTGGTAATGGCGGCTCTAACGGCTGGGATGGCGCAGACAATAGTAACACATCTCAGTCTGTACGTAAAAGCGGCGTAATAGCAACCGGGGATGACCTATACGCTATTTACCACGGTGAAGGCGGCAAGTTCGGTGGCGGGGCGGCAGGGGGAGGTACGTCTGTGAGTGGTAGCAATAACTTCTGCCGGGGTGGACAAGGCGGTGCTCGAATTGTGTGGGGCCTAAATCGCCAGTATCCTCTACCAGAAAACGTGGCTGACGTTGACATACAAACATAAGGAAGTAAAATGACGGACACATACGACCCGGATGCTCTCGCCGTTGCAAAGGTGGGGCTTCGTCTTTTGAGAAACGAGGCGTTAGCACTCACCGACTGGGCGGTACTACCCGATTCACCCCTCGATGATGCAACAAAAACGAGCTACACAAACTACCGCCAATACCTCCGGGACCTCCCGTCGAATACAACGGATGAGGGGTACATGACTTTTTCAGGCGTTTTATCGTACGCAGAATGGAATGAGGCGCAGGAACCGTAGAGATGGACATAATGCTCTGGAACATTATCCTTACCGCCTTCTTGGGTTTAGTTAGTTGGTTCGCCATCCGCTTACACACAGAAGCTGACCGTCAAAACGTACTCATCAATAAAACCCGTGAGGAAATGGTCCGGTGTCAACTAGACATATCAAAAGAGTACGCACGTAGGGAAGAAGTAAAGCAAGACTTTGACAGGGTCATGGAACGCTTAGATGCCCTAGATTCGAAAATTGATCGCCTAATAGAAGCACGATAATTAAGAGGGAGTATTGCCGTGATCTTTGAGGCAATTGCGGCAATTAAGATAGCCAACGAAGCTATCGGTGCCATTAAGGAGTTTGCCGGACACATCCAAAGTGTCGGGGAAATGGGACCACAACTCAACAAGCTAGCTGACGCTAAAGAAGAAATAGAAAAGAAAGCGAAAGATGGCGACATGGAATGCTTCTTTGAATTAGAAAAGATACGTAACAAAGAAGCTGAGATAAAACAAATGTTTATCTACCAAGGGCGGGCTGGCCTCTGGGATGATTATTGTAAATTTATAGCCAACAGGAAACAACTGAAAGAAAATGAGCGTAAGAGAATTGCCGCACAGAAAGCCCGTAGACGTAAACTCATTAAAGACTGGAGTATTGGTATCCTTGTTACCGTGGCCACCCTTTCTGTTGTTGGGATATGTGCTTACTTCGTATATTGGCTCATAACAAGCAAAGGTAGATAAACATGTGGTTACTCTTCGCAATCATAATACAAGCCCCCGGCTACGGAGTGTATCCACAAGGACCATATCCAACACTGGAAAAGTGTTTTGAGGCACGAGAGTATTTCATGGCTACTGCACCAAAGCCAAAGATTAATTACGAAGCAGTCTGCATACAAACGGATATTACAGGAAACGCACTATGACGGAACAGGAATCAATGTATGACTTGAATGGCGATGGGGTGATTGATGCTGAAGAACGCCAAATCATGCTGGAAGACATGCGCCGGAAGATGGAAGACGCAGATGCACAACGTGACTCCATTCGTAAGATGGCTTGGTTTGCTCTTATTGGTCTTCTACTGTATCCATTTGGTATCTTTCTTGCTGATGCCTTCGCTATGGGTACAGCCGCTCAACTCATCGCAGACATTGCACCAACATACTTTGCCTCAATCGCCGTACTTGTCTCAGCGTTCTTTGGTGCATCCGCAATAACATCTACTAAGAAGGAAAGCAACAATGCTCCAGATGCTCCTCGGGCCAGCCGTCGAACTCGCTAAGGACTTCGTCAAGGGCAAGGCCGACGAACAAAAGGTCAAGCAAGAAGTCAAAATCAAGGCCCTCCAAAACGAAGGGTCTTGGGAAAACATCATGGCAGACGCTACGAAGTCATCTTGGAAGGATGAATTCTTTACAGTTGTTCTATCTGCACCTATAATATTAGTAGGTTACAGCGTTGCGACAGGCGATACTGCAATCATCGACCGCCTCAATGATGCCTTTTTGGCCCTCGAAAATCTTCCCGATTGGTACAGTTATTTACTTTTCCTTGCGGTCAGCGCGAGTTTTGGAATGCGCTCCGTCGATAAACTCATGAACTTAAAGAAGAAATAAAGTATGGCTACACCTACAGCACAGGACTATGCGGCTTTTGCGAAGAGCCTAGAGGGTCTATCCTCTACAGAGCAGGCCAAGGCAATCAATAAGGCAAAGGCAGACCTACAGGCTCAGGGTATTGCTGTCGATAAGGGTCTCGAGGCTCAGTATGTTACTCCTGTAGTACAGAACACATTGAATAGGAAAGTGGGGTCGGCACCTACTCTAACGGGTGGCGGTAACGCCTCCAACATCACTATCGACCCCAACAATACCGGTTCGATTGTGACCGGGGGAGGCACCGGCCCACAGCCCGGAGTTACGGTTGGCATGAATCTGGTTGATGGGACAGGTCCCGGAAGCGCATCTGTTGGCTCCGGGAATTCCGGTTCGATTGTGACCGGGGGAGGCACGGGCCCACAGCCCGGAGTTACGGTCGGCATGAATCCTCCGACTGGAGGAACAGGTCCCGGAAGTGTGTCTGTTGGCTCCGGAAACTCGGGAGTCACTGTAGGTAGTGGACAGTCTGGCGTGACAACGGGCATGAATCCCCCCTCCGTTATTACCAATACATTTGGTGCACCCATCGAGAAAGCCCCTGCTGATTTTGCTGGCTTTAGTCAACAAGATATCCAAAGCTAC